AAAATTACAAACCTTACAAATGGAAAATTCTATATTGGAAAGAAATCATTCTTCCATAATACTAATGTTAAATTAGGTAAAAAGGAATTAGCCGCACTCCCCACAGCTCGTGGAAAAAAACCCTCAACTAAATTAGTTACTAAAGAAAGTAATTGGAAAGATTACTGGGGTTCTAATAAAGAATTAATACAAGACGTTAAAGAATTAGGACCAGAACATTTTGAATGCCTTATTTTGCGTTTATGTAAAACCAAAAAACAACTAACCTACTTTGAAGTACATTACCAATGTATGAGTGATTGTTTATTAGGTGCTAATTCTTACAACGATAATATAGCTGGAAAGTATTTTTCTAGGGATTTTTACTAATTTAATATATTAGGTAAATTCTTTTTCATATTTATAATAAAAATAAATTATGATAGGAATATATAAAATAATAAACCCTAAGGGTCAAATTTATATTGGTCAAAGTATTGATATTGAAAGAAGGTTTAAAGAGTATAAAAAACTTTATTGTTCTCAATCTAAAAAACTTTATTATTCTTTAAAAAAATATGGTGTTGAGAATCATATATTTGAAATTATAGAAGAATGTAATATTGAGATACTTAATGAAAAAGAAGAATTTTATATTTTATTATTTAAAAGTCATATAAATGGGCTTAATATAAAACTAGCTTCAAAACCCTCATGGACCGGAAAAAAAAGACCAGAGCATTCTGCTTTAATGAAAGAAAAAAAAACATTATGTTATATAAGAACAGAGGAGCATAAGAAACATATATCTAATATTATGACAGATGTTTGGAATATAAAGAAAGAAGAAATAAGTAAAAATATTTCTATAGGTAAAACAGGGAAAGGAGTAAAACCTATTATATGTCCTACATTATTTGGTTTAGAATTCAAATCATTAACAGAAGCTAGTATTATATTAGGACTAAATAAGGGAAATATATGCGATGTTTTAAAAGGAAATAAAAACCATATTAAAGGTTTTACCTTTATTTATAAAGACTTTAGTTAACATCATTTGGCTCCCGCAGAGATTTTTATTAACTTCATCTCCCACGATTTGAATAATGTTTAATAAAATGAAAAATGGAAGAAAAGGGAATGAATGAAAAATTGGTTATGGGTTTAATAGAAACGGTATTGGGTAAGGGACGGTCTACCGCTCGAAACAATGCCGCCTTTAATTGTCCGTTTTGTCATCACTCTAAGCCTAAATTAGAAATCCAATTACATACTAATGAAAAAAGGGAAAACCCTTGGCATTGTTGGGTATGTGGTGAGAAAGGTAAAACATTGTTAGCGCTATTTAAAAAGGCCAAAGCCCCCGTTCACAAAATTCAAGATTTAAATCTACTAATTCAACCGGGGAAAAAGCAACAAACTACAACGGCTCAAATTTCCCTACCTAAGGAATTCATCCCTTTATCCAATACCCAGCCTCTTGATAATATAACAACTATTGAGGCCAAACATGCTTTAAAATTTCTGAGAAAACGAGGGGTTACTCAAGGCGACATATTAAAATATAATATTGGATTTTGCCCTAGCGGTAGTTTTGACCATCGCATCATAGTACCTTCTTATGATAACGCCGGTGACCTTAACTATTTCATATCCAGAACATACCTCCCAGATGATCCTCAGAAATATAAGAACCCTCCAGTTAATAAAAACATTATAGGATTTGAATATTACATCAATTGGAATGCTCCTATAATATTGGTTGAGGGTATATTTGATGCTTTAACCATTAAACGTAATGTAATTCCATTATTTGGTAAAGACATCCCAGAGTTATTAATGAAAAAAATAGTAAGTTCACAAGTACAAAAAGTATATATTGCCTTAGATGATGATGCCTTAAAAGAAGCAATTAAACATTGTGAAAAATTAATATCATATGGTAAAGAAGTTTATTTAGTGGAACTTGGTGGTAAAGATGCTAATGAAATAGGTTTTGAGAAATTTTTAGAAAACATCGAGAATACAGCACCGCTAACATTCTCCACATTAATAAGCAAAAAATTAGAATTATTATGATAGATAAAAATGCAAACATTATTAAGGATCCAAAGATCAAACGCATTGTAGAGTACAGTGAAGACAATAAACAAATTAACGTATTAGATCAACGTTTTTATAGACGTGACGGGAAATATTATCCTTCTGTGTCTAGTATCCTTAATTTTTTTCCTAAAAACCAATTTTTCCATTCTTGGTTAAAAGATGTAGGCCACAATAGCGACATTATTGCCTCTAAAGCAGCCGCTGAAGGTACTCAAGTACATAACGCCATTGATGATTTTTTAAATGGAAAAGAAATTAACTGGATTGATGAATGGGGTAATGCCAAATATTCTCTTGATGTTTGGAAAATGATTTTAAAATTCGCTGACTTTTGGAACACCCATAAACCTGAATTAGTAGCAACAGAATACCATTTATTCTCAGACGAACATGAATATGCTGGTACTACAGACATTATATGCCGTTTAAATGGACAGTTGTGGTTATTAGATAATAAAACATCTAATTCACTTCATACTTCATATGATTTACAATTAGCATCTTATGCTAAAGCATGGAATGAAACTCATAGTGAGAAAATTGAACGAACAGGCATATTATGGTTGAAAGCAGCCACTCGTGGTGAAGATAAAAGTGGTAAGAAAATTCAAGGTAAAGGATGGCAGTTAAAAGAAATAGATGATATTGATAATAACTTTGAAATGTTCCTCAACATATATAAAATTTATAAATTAGAAAACCCAGACGCCAAACCAGCAACCGAGCTATTACCTACTACTTGTAAAATTAACTCGGATTCGTAGATATTTATATGTAGCACTTACTACACATTAAATGAAAAAACAAGGACATATTTCGGATCACATGAGTTTACTTGATATAGCTAAAAAACATGGGGTCAAAGACAGTGAACTTAAATCGGAACTTAAAAAAGGTATAAAAGTAGAACAAGAGCATACTAGTAACGTTAAAACCGCTGCTAGGATTGCTCTTGATCATTTATTTGAAGACCCTAAATACTATACTAAATTAGCTAAACTTAAATTAGAAAATACTATTCTTAATGAATATACTGATAAAGTAGTTAATCAATTAGTTGACAAATTTAAACGAGAAGATTCTAATTTAAACCCCGATACTATTAAGTCTTATATTGAGCGTTTCTCTCAAATTAAAGATAGTCCTAATGTATCTGAAAAAGACATTTTTAAATATACTTGGACAGATTTAGAATCTATTATTGCTTCTAATCCTTCAAAACGAGTTAAAGCCGGTAAGATGAACGATGGTGAACCTAAGAGTGATGCCAATTTAATATATGATAAAAATGGGTTAAGAGTTTACGTAGGTAAAGATAAAAACTCATGTATTAAATATGGAAATGGATATAGTTTTTGTATTTCTGCTCGCGGTACTCGTAACATGTATACTAACTATAGATTTGAAAAATCAGGTACACCTTATTTTATATTTGATGATAATAAAACATCTGAACGGACAGCAAATGGAAACTTTGTAGATCCTACTCACTTAATAGTATTATTCACATATGAATCAAAAGATAAACCCCTAACTTATTCTATAACTACAGCTAATAATCCTGGGGAGATAGAATATTCTGATTTTAAATCTTTAGAGGAAAGATTCCCTAGATTTAAAGGTTTAGAACAATTATTTACCGGTGCCAAACCTGACCCTAGAGAAAAAAAGACATATGACCTTCAAGGCGAATATGATCTAGATTTATCTCACTTAATGCAAGACAATTTTCATTACATAAACCTTTCAGATAAATTCCCTGGTCGCTTTGATTCTATAGAATATGCTAATAAACATATTGATAATATTCTACAAGGCAAATATGATCTTTATAGATTCCGAGCAGATATTAAACCATCAGCGGATGAAGATGATTACATGTATAGATTAATACGACAATATAAATACACAACACCAGCAGATTATAAAAAAGAATATGACGAATTTCTTAATACAATATATAGCAGCTATGGTGGATATTATGATGATCATGATATATTAGGGGATTGGGCTATTACTACTAAAAAACTAGATCCATCAGATGTAGTTCCTGATTATAAAGAATATCTACAACAAGTTAAAGAACTAGTAGATAAGTACAGACGTGAATTATCCAAAGCTGGATTAATGAATGAAAATTCAGAATCTAAAGCTAAATTAAATAAAGATCTAGTTGAAGAGTTTATGAAACACGTTACTAAAGAACTTAAACTAGACTCATTACCTAAAATAAAATTCTCAGATGACTCTCAAGAAGCCGTTAAACATGGATCCTGGGGAGGATATCAAACAGGAGATAAATCTATTCGTATAGTAACAGCTAAACGACATCCTGCTGATATATTTAGAACATTAGCTCACGAATTAGTTCATTATAAACAAGACATTACTGGACGTTTACAAGCCGGTGATGGTAAAACAGGTAGTGATGTTGAGAATGAAGCTAATTCAAGAGCCGCTATTATTATGCGTAATTTTGCTCAAGCAAAACCTAGTTTATTTGAGCATTTAATTACTGAATTAAGTTATGGTTTGGAAAATGCTTTACCTTTTACTTATATTGGCATAAAATTTAATGAGTATATATTCAAAACAGATACAAATGAATATAAAGTAGCATTCAAACCAGATGGAGATAACATATACGAACGAGTATACCATACTACAAATAGACCTTTAGGTTCTAATTTTGAAGATACTAAGGAAGGAAAACCATTACAAATAAATGCTACTGTAATGAAAATTACACTAGATTTCATGGAAGTTGAGCGCCCTGATTTCGATATGATTTATATAGTACCTATCAACAGACAACGATTTAATCTAGTATCAGCATATTTAACAAACAATTTACCTTCAAAATTTTCATTTGAATCTCATTCCATAGAAGGAGAAAACATCATTATAATATATAACAGTCCAGAATTACCGGACCCAGAAAAAAAACAAGAGTTATGGAACAAACGCAATTAAAAAAAGAATTTACTGAGCGCGACTTACAGCGCATGCGAAACATTATACAGAAGAAAACAGGCGATAAAACAATGACGTCTGTTGGTTATTCTAAAGCAGAAGAAATACACAATGAAGGGGATGTATGGGAAGAAAATGGACGTAAATGGACTATCAAAAATGGTATAAAACGCAACGTTAGAAAAATAGACAATGTTGCTCTTCCTTTACTATGTCCGCATTGTTCAAAACCAATGAATCACCATTTAGATAAAAGAATGTTTGATATACATCAAATGTGTCTAAAATGTGTCAATAAAATGGAGGACGAACATAAAATAAACGGTACATATGAAGAATATGAACGTAATATAGTTTTAGGTAATGCTAAATACTATATTGAAAATGTTACTACGGGATTAGATCATTTTTTAGATGATTTAATTAATGATTCCTATGTTATGGAAGATGGTACTATTCAAAGTTGGGTAGGAAATGGTTTAGATAGAGTTCAAATTAAACAAGAGATATTAGATAAATTGCAAAAGATAAAAGATGTAAATAATATTTAATATTTATACAATATGGATATAAACACACAAGATTGCGGATGTAACGGCCCTAAATTAATGCTTAATGAAGGTAAGAATGATATTTTACTTTCTGAGGGGTTACGTTACCACATACAAGAAGGACAAATGTTGATTCATAACATATATCGTCCTTTATCATCAAATTATTTTGCTTTATTTAGAGAAGCCCGAGAATTATATAACATAGGTGTTCTTTCAGTTGTTGAAGATGATGCTGAGGTGCTTGAATCTAACATTGGTGAGTATGGAATATATGAGGGTATTAGAGTACCCTTAGATTATCCTATATCACTTGATGAACTGATTAGCATATATGAATCACAAGAAATAGATGAGGCCGAATTTAAAGGTAAAAAAGTATCTATTGGAAAACCTAAACGCGGTGGCTCTAAAAAATTCTACGTTTATGTTAAAGACGGAGATAAAGTTAAAAAAGTATCATTTGGAGATACAACAGGGCTATCAGCTAAACTAAACAATCCAAAAGCACGTCAAGCGTTTGCTGCTCGTCACGATTGTAAAAATAAAAAAGATAGAACTAAAGCATCATATTGGTCTTGTCGTTTACCACGATATGCCAAGCTCTTAGGATTCAAAACAACATTTAGTGGATACTGGTAATGATAAAATTAAATGACTTATTAAACGAAATGGATTGTTGGGACGGCTATAAAAAAGGTAATCCCAAAACCAAAATATCTGATAAAACAGGTAAACGAGTAAACAATTGTGTACCTATTGAAGAAGAACAATCCGAGGAATATCCACCATACATGTTTTCACCTGTAGGGTTTGGATGTCATGTTTGTGAATACTACTTTAAAGAAAAAGACAAACACAAATGCAGCAACGAAAACTATCAAGCATATAAAGGTACAGATGAATTAGTAGATGATGAAGGAAATCAAATTAAAGACCCATCTAAATGGTGCTCCAACTGGTTCCACCCAAATATAAATGACTGACATGAACGAAGCACAACAAATAGCCACTGACTATCAATTTAGTGATGAACAATACAATGTATTGAAAAAATTCGGAGCCAAACTCCATCTCAATGGACGTGAACTCCTACTCCCAGCTAGAATATATGATGATTTACAGAAAAATGCTAGTCAATCTGATTTTAAAAAGGCATTTTATAAAACAGTAAAGAATATAGGGGGTGAAGGTATGATTTCCCAAATCATGACCGCACTAAAACAATCCTTATCTTCAGGAAATACAGCGAATGTGGGAGGTAAAACATATTATATTTTACAAGGACATTTAACTAAAAACGGAAACTTTAATTTCCCCAATCCCGCTAGAACAAATAAACAAATACAACAAACTAAATTTAAAGAACCTTCATCTGACATGGACGCACCACAACCTAAAACCTCAACCAACATTAAAAGAACACCAGAATCACTGGAAAAAGAAGCAGCAAAATATTCAACTCCCGGGGAATTTGTTCAAGCAGATCCTGCTGGTTACTTAGCATACACTAGAGCGGTTAAAAAAGGATTAATGCCTAATTTATTCCCTGATGCAAAACGTGGACGACGTCCTGGTAAAGTAGCCCCTAAAGTAGCTGATACTCCAAGCGCACCAAGCACACCAAGCGCTCCTGGAGAAAAACCTAAAAACATATACAACAGCCCATATTTTGGAAACACAATGACTACATTTGACAATCTAAAAGAAGGACAATATATCGCAGAGGCTCAACGCCTTCAACAATTAGCAGGTTTACTTAAAGAGAATAAATAGTATTGAATGAATCCATATACTAATATTGAGGTTACACAAGAATATATAATTAGAGAGTTCGATGACGCTACAGACATAATTGAATTGATGTGGCATAGAGATAATGAGGATAGAATAGTGGAGGCACTTCATGAAACGGATTGGCTAGTACAAATCGATAATGAATTGCCTACAACGCTAGATAAACCAATATTTATACCAAGACACCAATATCATCGAGTAATAAAAGGCAATGGAAAATTGCGCGTTAAAATCAATAAATTAAATGAGACCAATAGATAGATTTATATTGCATGTTGTTCATAATTGGAAGAATAAGTTAAATGAAGCTTATGCTCCTTCTGTTATGACTAAACTGATGGATAAATTTAAAGAAGAAGCAGATGATTTAAACATCGAAATCAATGACGAACAATTAAAAACATATATTGAGCGTTTTGATGTTTTAAAAAATTCTCCTAAAGTTACAGAAAAAGACTTATTTAAATACTCATTATCTCAACTAATTAAATTAGTTACTTCTTCTAAAGGAGCTGAAACAGCAGAAACAGTTGATATAACACCCGATGTAGTATATCACAATGATGATAATACTATTATTGTGTATAATGGTGCTAAAGAGGATAATTGTGTTCGCTATGGTCAAGGTGAAAGATGGTGCATAACTAGAGGATCATACCCTAACTATAGGTACAGTGAAGACAGATCATATCCCACATTTTATTTAGCCAATAACTCTAATTTATCAAGTGATAATGCTCTAAGCTTTGTAGCTATCCAGGTTAGAGACCCCAGAACAACATCGGAAAACCAACGATATGTTTACACAAATCGTAAAAACTCTCCCCATGAATCTCAACCAATGAGTTTCTCTCAATTAGAAAGAGAAGTTCCTTGGTTACGTGAAATTCCAAATGTACAACAAGTATTAAAATATATCCCCTTAAGTACTGGAGAAAAAATAACACAACAATATAGAAATGTAGCTATTAGTATTAGAGAATGGGTTAAATTACCATTCGATGCTAAACAACAATATTTAGTAGTTAGAAAAAATAAAACATTATTTATTGATATTTCAAATGATGAATTTTTATCTAAATATTTACCTAAATTTCCTCAAATAGCTAACTTTATTGCTATTACTCCTGGTATATTTCAAACTGAAGAATTATTAAAACATTTAGAAAACTTTTCAAATAATGATAGAAGATCTATTATCGCTAATATGCGAGATAAAATAGATTTAGCCTATCTTAAATCAGAGACTTTACCATTTGATGTTAAAAAATTATTAATAAAGTTAGACAAGTGGAATCTAAATAGTGATGAACGGATATATGTTACTAGTGATGGAAACGCTATTGTTAAGTTAAATTTAGGAGACAATATTACCTTAGGTATTTATACGGCCGAAGATGATTATCCTAGTGTTAAATTAAATAAACGAACATCTAAATATTTAACTGATTATCCTGAATTGGATAAAATACCGTTTAATAGCTTAATTAAATTAGTATCTGATGGGGTAATTGATCAAACACTATTAGATCAAACATTAGAGACAGCTAAAAACGACCCTAATTCTGCTATTATAGTTAAAGATACAGACGATGGACAAATTATTATGGATTCAAATTCATTTGCTTCGTTTAAAGTTGAAAATGGCCAAATAAACCAAATACCATTTGATAGTGAAGAAGTACAAGCTATTTTTGATGATCAGACTAGTAATGAAGGATTTCAACAAAATGTACTAAGTTTATTTAACTCAACAGAAAACATACCAAACCAGATAGACAGAGTAGGATTAACTTCTATTCTAAAATCTATACCTAACCTTAGTAGAACAATCAACCCAAACTATGCTAATCTGCCTGTGTGTTTATTATTAACAGATGAAGAAAATCCTATAATATTTACAACTTCTGCTATTCCTAATCTCCGATCAGAAAATCCTTTCTATACTCAAGTAACATACGGAAAAAGAACAAATTGGAGAGAGGCATCCAGACAAGAAAGATTCACCCCCGAAATGGTAGATGCTTATTTTGCTTACTTAAGGTCAACAAATCAAACATTTACAGATGAAGGTTTAATCACTGCTCTTTCAGCTACATCATTACCCGCTGATTTTAAAAAATCCGTATTAACAAACCCAAATTTACCTTTACAAGATACAAATATATACCGTCCTGCAGAATATAACGATACAGTATACTTAATTAATACTCAAAACCCATCTGAAAGTAAAAAAGTATCAGATACGTCTGGAAAATTAATTAAGGCTAATATTAACCCATCATCAGCTAGGCGTTTACTAAGAGCCCAAATAGCCCAGAATGGACCAGCACAAGCAGAAGAACCAGGAGTAGAACCTGCTGTAGCACAATTACAAGCTTTAACGGCACAAGCGGGTGAACGCAGAAGAGGAAGACCAGCAGGTGTACCTAATGCACCTCGTGAACAACAACCACGAGCCCAAGGTAATGTTAGTGTACCACCAGAATTTGCTAATAGAGGCTTAGGGAATGGATTTACTAATCTACCTCGAGCTGATTTTAGAAGATTAAATGTTGGTGATGCTGTTAATATAAATCGATTGGGTGATAGAGGAGCAGCACGTAGAGATAATTTATTAGCAGGACAAGGTCGAGTAACTAATGTTATTGGTGTAGGTAATAATAAAATATATTTTATTACTTTGAATGACGGGACTCAACTTGCTTCTATAAACATGCAACCTGGAAATAGAAATTATGTTGTATTGAATGATAGAGCATTTTCTTTAGATTCACCTTCTAACTTGGTTAGTTTCCTTAGAAATAGAAATTTACTAGAAGGTTTGAGACGCTCAATGGTTAAAGTACATTTACAAGAAAACCCTCATATGGTAGAGGAACTTAAAAACTATAGAGCTAAGTAAAAACTAATAAAAACAATTAAATAATATTTATAATAAAATCACTCATGAAAGTAAACGAATTCAAATCTCTAATAAAAGAAATTATTAGAAAAAAACTAGCTGAAAATCAACCAGCACCTTCAAGAGAAAATCCAGATAGGGAAACTATTGAAAGGGACACTGAAGAGGAAAAAGAGAAAAAACGTCGTCGTATTGGAAATCCAAATGCTGATCCAAAACCAAAAATGGAAGGTATGAATAAAAATGAGCAAGAAACAGTTAAACAAATTGTAGCCCGTTTTAAATCTAAAAAACTAAACGAAACTTCTTCTAAAATAAACTTAACCTCTAAACACCAGGCTGAAATAAGTGCTATGTCTCCTGAGCGTAAGAAAAAATTAGCTAGTGATTTAGCGGATGTTGCTACTGAGGTAAACGATAAAGAGTTTAAAACCAAAGCAGAATATGCTGCAGCTATGAAAGATGCTAAAACAACAGTATATAAAAAATACATTAAATTATAATAATGGCTCGTTTATTAGAAATAGAATACGAAAAAATATTTAAACCTGAAACTATGGCCTTGCTTAAAGGCAAGTCAGGTGAATATTTACGTGACACACTTGGTACTAAAGATCTTCAACAGGTAGTACGACGCTCAGCTGAATTAGTTCCCGAAATTATAGAAGCTGAAGATGGGTATCGTGATCATTTAGAATTACTAGCTGCTGATATTGTAACAAAAGCATACCCTATTATTGATTATGCTAATATAAAAATAGATGCTAAGATAGTAACAATGGGCGATTTGAAAATCCCCGAGGAAGCAGACGAAGTACCAGCAGATGAAGCTCCACCTGAAGCACAACAAGCAAAACGTCGTATTATAAACGGTATCACGCAAGGTGCTTCTATTAGAGGTTCATTTGCCTTTTTATTGTTTAGAGATTATTTAG